CCCAGAGGTGGCCGAGGTCGCGGCCGGTGGTGCGGGGCAGGGTGCCGGTGCGCCAGTCGGCGGCGAGGACGAGCTCGAGGAGGGCGGCCCGCTCGGTGAGGTCGAGGCCGGCCGCCCGGGCGACGTCGATGAGGGCGTCGGGGATGACCTGGACGAACCGCCGGCGGGCCGGTGTGACATGGGCCGGGGCCGGTTCGTCGGTTTCTGCCACGGCGGGAAGGGTGGCCGGTGTTACCATGAGGTCCTCGTTTCTGAAGGAACCGCCATCCCTTAGGCCGGCAAAGCATCGGGGGTGGCGGTTCTTCGCGTCTCAGGTCTGAGGACGTAGATTCGCGCGGCTTCAGGCGGCGCGCGCGGATCCCTCCTCGGCGAGGCGGGCCTCGACGGTGGCGCGCCGGGCGCCCCGGTAGACGAGGAAGGCCCAGCCGAGGCCGCAGCAGTTGACGACGACGAACAGCGCGGCGACCGCCACCCAGACGATGGGGAGGATGGAGAGCGCGAGCGGGATCGTGATGAGCTTGAGGTGGCGGGTGATGCGCCAGACGTGGCGGGTGGCGCCGGTGAAACCGAGGGCGGACTCGCGGAAGCGGGGTGTGTTGGCCATGGTCTACGTGTCGGTCCGGGCGGGGCCCGCCATGATGGGTCGCACGTCCCGACGCGGCCACGTGCCCACATCGCCACGTCGGGACGTGCCCATATCGTGATGTCCCCACGTGGTCACGTCGGCATGTCGCCAGGTCGGCACCTGGCCACGTGGGGGCCTAGGCGGTGGCGAGGCCGTGGTCCTCGTAGGCGGAGGGGGTCTCCTCGGCGGTGGCCCGGGCCCAGGCATCGACGGCCATGGTGAGCGCGACGAACGGGTCGATGCGTCCGGTGGAGTGGTCCCGGTCGGGTTTCACGTTGCCGGCGGCGTCGCCGACGACGGCGAGGGATTTCACGGAGTAGCGGAGGAGCCGGTTGCCGCCGTGGCGGAGGCGCCGGGCGAGGACGAGGGTCTCGAGCTCGCGCAGGGCGGGGGACATGCTGGCGAATCCCTGGCCCATCTCGAACGGGTTGAGGCCGCCGTCGCGTAGGTGGCCGAGGATCTGTTTGGATCCCCACCGGTCGAAGTGGAGGCGGGCGATCTCGAACCGGTCGGCCAGGCGGTAGGCCTCGGCCTCGAGGGCGTCGTAGTCGAGGGCCTTGCCGGGGGTGGTGAGGAGCTCGCCGGAGGCGATGAGCTCGGCGAACAGGGCCCGTTCCCGGGGCGGGCGGTCCTCGAGGGTGTCGGCGGGGATCCACGCGCGGACGATGGTCTCGAGGACCTCGACCTCGAACTCGGGGTCGTCGGGGTCGATGTCCCACCGGGGCACGACGAGGACGAGCGCGGCCAGGTCGCGGCTACTGGCCAGGTCGAGGCCGGCGTAGGCGACGGCGCCGGCGAGCTCGGTCTCGGTGGGGGACACGAACGCGCCGGACGCGGCCCAGTCCTCGACGGAGAGCCAGCGGGACAGGGCGGAGGTTCGGACGTTGAGGTGGAGTCGGCAGAACGAGAGGCGTTTGCGTTCGGACCGGGCGGCGGCCTTGGCCTCGGCGGTGAGGAAGTCGAGGGCGACGGTGCGGCCGAGGCCGGGGTTGGCGGCGGCCCAGACGTCGGGGTCGTCCCACCGGTCGAGGTCGGTCTCCGCGGCGGCGTAGATGACGACGTGCCAGGTGGAGTCGGTGACCTCGCCGGTGGCGCAGGCCTCGGCGAAGTTGCGGAGCTCGGTGTAGGGGGTGCCGTCCTGGTCGAGGCCGGCGGTGGTGAGGAACACGGCGAGGGGTTGGTCCCGGGCCGGTGTCGAGGAGGTGAGGGTCTCGATGAGGCGGGGGTCGCGGTGCACGTGGATCTCGTCGATGACGAGGCCCGACGCGTTGAGGCCCATCTTCTCCTCGGCCTTCTCGGGGGCGCCGGAGACGACCTCGAACCGGGAGAAGGTGCGCTCGTAGATGACGGCCTTGTCGGCCAGGAACGCGAGGCGGTTGCGTAGCGACGGGGAGCGGCGGGCCATGGCCTCGGCGGGGCGGAACACTTCCTTGGCCTGGCGGGTGGTGGTGGCCGCGGAGTAGACCTCGGCGCCGGGTTCGTAGAGGCGGCCGACGGCGAGGTTGGAGTCGGCGACCAACAGGAACAGGGCGATGGCGGAGGCGAGGGTCGACTTGCCGTTCTTGCGGGGGACCTCGACCCAGAGGGTGCGGTAGAGGCGGAACCCGTCGGGGCGGCGCCATCCGAACGTGGGCGCGAGGACGTAGATGACCTGCCAGAGGTCGGGCACCAACCGGGCGCCGGCCCACCGGCCCTTGACGTGGCGCAGGCGCCCGGCGAACTCGAGGAACCGGGCGACCTCGGCGGGGGCGAACGTGAGACCGAGGCGCCGCCGTGTCTGGCGGTTGGGGGCCGGCGTGGTGAACGCGGGGGGGACGCAGGCGTCGAGCTCGGCGTCGAGGTCGGGGTAGAGGGCCAGGTCGACGAGGAGGTCCTCGAGGCCGGGGAGGGCGGCGAGGTCAGCGCGGACCCGGGCCCGGCGGGCCTCGGTCTCCTCAGGCCCCGTAGAACGCTCGGTCGCCATGGTCTCCGCCGTCTCCCTCGTCGCCGGGGAGCGGCTGGCCGCCGGCGGCCGGGCGGATCCCGATGCGGGCCTGAGGGGTGAGACCGAACTCGTGGGCCCACCGTTCGTAGGAGCGTTGGGCGGTGTCGAACACGAGGAGCGCGGGGTGCCGTTTGCGGCCGGCGTGGGCGGGGTCGGCGACGATGAGCTCGTGGCGGTGGGTGCGGTCGTCGGGGGTGCCGTCGGCCTTGCGGGGCCGCATCTCGTCGAGGGCCTCGCGGGCCAGGGCGTAGCACTCGCACATGAGCCGGAACGCGCCCCGGTCGAGGACGGTGAGCAGGCCGAGGGCGTCGAGCTCGGGGGCGTGCAGGGCCCAGCATTCCCGGGCGTAGGGCGACAGGTCCCCGGGCGGGGTGGCGGCCCGCACTAGCTGAGGTTGGGGCGTCGACTCGCGGCGGGCCTCGATCTCCTCGCGGGACAGTTTCGACGGGTTCCCGCGGAGCTCGATGACCTCCGCGGATAGCGGTGGCCGGCCGTTGCGTCGGGCCATGGTCAGGACCTCCGGGTCGTGGGGAGGAGCTCGTCGGCGTTGACGAGGCGGCCCCGGCCGCCGTGGCGGAGATGGGCGTGCGCCCGGGCGGCGGGGATCACGTCCTCGACGCTACGGCGCCGTTCGACGAGCGGGCCGCAGACCGAGCACGCGAGGCGCCAGAGCCGGCCGGAGTAGTGCCGGTACGGGATGGCGACGAGGGTCGGGTCGCTCATGGCCGGGTCGAGGTGAGGAGCCAGACGAGGACGACGGCGATGAGGACCATGGCCGCGAGCGCGACCGGGTCGGGCCGGCGGGGCGGGGCGGGCATGGATCCGAGCCTACGGGCGGCCCGTGACGCCGAACCGGGATGGCCACGTCCCGACATGAGGACGTGAGCACGTGGGGACGTGGCGATGTCACGACGTGGGGACGACCTCGTCGACCCGGTCGGCGAGCCGGCGCAGGACGGCGGCCAGGTCGGCGCCGTCGGCGGCCATGAGCGTGATGCCGGCGACGACGACGAGGGGGAACGGCGGGATCTCCGCGTCGCCGGGGTTCAGGCTCACGACGGCGGCCTCGACGTCGTAGGCGTCGAGGATGACGGACACGTAGGGGGTGTGGCTCATGGGGCCTCGACTCCGCGGCGGACGTCGGCGTCGCAGTCGAGGACCTCGCGCAGGGTGGCCAGGGCGGCCGGGTCGAGGTTGAGGGGCACGAGGCCGGCCCCGCCGTCGAGGTCGCGGTGCATGGGGCGGTCCTCGTCGAACTCGCCGGCGGTCGGGTCGTAGACGTCGAGCTCGGCGGCGAGGCCCAGGACGAGGCGGACGAGGTCGACGTCCCCGGTGTCGAGAACGGCGGCGACCTGGCGGAAGTGCTCGACGTCGGCGCAGACCTCGCCGGGAGCGAGCCAATGGGCGCCCTCGCCGTTCTGGTCGGCGTGGGCGCAGAGGATGCGGTCGGTGGTCATCGGGTTCCTCCGGTGGTGGGGACGAGGCGGGCGCCGCCGTCGAGGTGGTCGGCGGCGTAGCGGGCGTGGCCGGCACACATTCGGACGATGGGTTCGCCGGCGTGGTGGACCTCGTACGCGATGGGTTCGGAACAGGGCAGGCCGGCCCGGTCGTAGTCCCACGCGCGGGCGCATCCCCGCACGGTGCAGGCGGAGCGGCCGCCGGAGCTCGTCAACGCGGCGCCGTGGTCGGGGCAGACTCCCCAGTCGGCGGGACACTCGGAGCGGCCCCGGATCCGGGCGAGGTCCTCGGCGGTGTCCTCGAGGCCGAACCCGGCCCGGCGGAGCTCGCCGACGAGCTCGTCGAGGCGCCACGCGGCCCGCCGCGTCGGTTCGTCGCCGGCGGCCCGCATCGCGTCCCGGGCGGTGGCCACGGCCTCGGCCAGCTTCTCGGCTTGGCCGGCGAGGGCCCGCATGGTCGCCGGCGTCACCTCCTCCCCGGTCACCGGGAGACCTCCTCGGCGACGTCGGGACGTGGCGACGTGGGCACGTCGGGACGTGGGGACGTGGGGACAAGGGCGGCGCGGAGCTCGGCGAGCTCGGCGTCGAGGTCGTCGAGGACGGGGGCCAGCACGGCGCCGGCCGCCGGCGGGATGGCGCCGGGAGCGAACCCTCGGCCGGTGAGGCCGAGCCAGACGACGACGACGATGCGCGGCCACGCCGGCCCTCCGCCGACGGTCCACAGAGAGGCGGGCATCACGGCGCGCTGGCGCCACTTGTCGACGGTCGAGCGGCCGACGCCGGCGAGCGCGGCGACCTCGGGGATACCGAGGGGCGTCACCCAGTAGGCGGCCGGCCCGGCGTCGAGGTGGACGAGGACCCGCTCGACGAGCTCGCCGGGGTCGAGGCCGGCGGCGAGGGCGACGAGGTCGGCGGCGCTGGCACGCCGGCGGGGAGCGGTCGGGGCGGGCGACCCGGTCACGGCCTGGCCTCCCGGTAGACGGCCTCGACGGGCGGGCGGATGGCCCGCACGGTGGCCAGGGAGACGGCCAGGACCCGGCCCCGGTCGAGCTCGAGGATGAGGAGGGCGGCGACGGTGCCGGCGATGGGGGTGGCCACGGCGAGGACCTGGCCGGTGTAGGTCTGGACGTCCTCGCCGGAGCGGAGGGCGTCGACCTCGACGACGGCCCGGCGGCCGACCCAGGCGCCGGCCTCGGCGCGGCGGTTGACCGGCGACTCTCGGTAGAGAGGCCGCCGGCCCGGGCCCGGCCTCACCGGCCCTCGAGGAGGCCGGCGACCTCGAGCCAGAGGCCGGCGTCGGCGAGCTCGCCGGCGTCGACGAGGCGACGCGTGGTGGCGGCGATCTCGGCCCGCCGGGCCGCCGTGCGCCCGTAGGCGTAGTCGGCGGCGATGCGGTAGGCGAGCGTGTTGGTGGCCATGGTGGCCCTCCTCGGGATCCGGTGAGGGCCGGCGGACCCGGCCTCTCTGGTGTCCAGTGTGACAGGACACCTAGCCTCTGTCCAGAGGTTCACGACACAATGAGTCGGGTGGCCTACCGCGGTCCCGACGTGGCCACGTGCTCACGTCCCGACGTGCTCACGTGGGGACGGTCTCACCGGGCCGGGCCAGGCCGGCGGCCTCGACCGCGCTGGCGAGATGGCGGGCCAGGGCCCGCAGGGTCACGCCGGTCCGGTGGCCGTTGCGGTAGCACTGGTCACCGGTGAGCTCGCCGGGTTCGCCGAGGAGGCCGGCGACGAGGGCCTCGCCGAACCGGGCCCGCTC